CATCTCAAGACTTTGGAGGTGGTAGAGTTGTATTTGAGATTTCAGGAACTAACTTAATTGGTGTATTAAATAGAGCAGGTGCTAAACTTCAAAGATTCGGACCATAATGTATAACCTTAAATACTTTTTTACATTTTATGCTGACAGGGATACTAGGATAGTTAATGGTACTCCAGATGATTATACTTGCGATATTTTGCAATTAGATTATGCAGGTGAGGCAATTGAAATACAGGCCCAACAAAACCCGATACAGATAAACTATCAGAATACATCATCGGATAAATTGGAACCAATAATCGGGTCTGAATGTACGTTAAATTTAATAGCAACTGAGGATTTTGAATTAGAGGATTTATATACCGAAAATGAAAGGGAATTTTTAGTAGAGATATTTAGAAATGGAGGCTTAATTTGGTCGGGGTTTATAATCCCTGATGGATGTCAGGAAGCCTTCACATTTGCACCTTATCCGATTTCTGTAAATGCCGTTGATGGTTTAGGGTTGCTTAAAAATCTTTCCTATGTCCAGAATGATGGTAATTTCTATTTAGGTAAACAAAGTTTTATAGAGGTTATAAATGCCTGTTTAATACGATTAGATGCTCCTAGTTTAGTCTTAAATACTTGCGTTAATATTTATGAAACGAGCATGACACAGGGCAACTCATACGATCCTTTGGACATGGCTTTTGTAAATAGTGAAAGGTATTTAAAGGATGATCAATTTACTCCAATGAATTGCGAGGATGTATTAAGGTCAATATTAGAGGAATGGACTGCGGTGATGATACAAAGCGGTGGCGAGTGGTATATTTATAGACCAACTGAATTGGCTTTAACAGGGTCATTAGTTTTTAGGAAATATTATGATGGCGAAAGGGTATATGATCAGCCAACATTTACTTCTGATTTAGATTCTTTATTGGGTGGCGAAAGCGAGGGCGTAATTGATGCGCCTTATTTCCACATTAATACCGATCAAATGAAGATGATTGATAGACCTTATAAAAATGCGTCTATGTCTTATAAGTACGGAAAATTAGAAAATACGGATGAAAAGTTAGCTAATCCAAGTTTTGCCGGATTTACGAGGGGTTGCGTTGGCGATCCAACTTTACCATGCGATGATGTGACTATTCCAGGGTACACTAAAACAGGCACTATGTTTTTAGGTACTTATCCATCTGGAGGTTTAATATTCTTTTCAACCGGTGATACTTATCCCGACTTAACTAATTATTATCAAAATAATAATGTAATACCAATGATTTTGAACATTACTGTTCAAGAGAGATTAAAAATTGTTATTGATTATAAAAATGTAGATCCTGATTTTGGAACGGACATGAATTTTGTTATTAGCCTATACGATGGAATAAGTACTCATTATTTACAGGCAGATGGAAGCTGGAAAATTACACCGGTTGAACCTGGAATAAATTACTATCAGATTAGATCAACAGTTGGCATTGGAGGTTCTGAAATAATCCTTTCTAATCCAGTGCCGATTAGCGGAAACGTTACGTTTAGAATTTTAGCGCCATCGGGTACTATAAATGATATAGTTTACACTAATATTTCAGCATTTGTATTTTTAGATTTTGGAAATATATTGGGTGAGATTCATACTGCAACCCAGAGAGGTAAATTCACATTCGTGCCTAAAACAGTTGATGTATTTAATGGGGATAGTCCAAATAAAATGTATGTGGGTGCTATTTTTCAAGACGACTTAATTACTTTGACTGAAAGATGGGTAAGGCGTGATATTTCAGAATCAATTTTGGCTGAGCCTTATGAGGTAAACAAGGAGTTTTTAAGATTGGCAGTTGAGGAAAAACAAAGATTATATGCAGGACCATTTGTTAGGTTTGAGGGTTCTATATTTGGATATTTTAATCCGGTGCAAAGGTGGTCTATTAATTTAGTAACAGGTTATTTTATGAATCTAAGCCTTAACTATGATTTGCAACAGAATATATGCAAGGCAGTTTTAGGCAGGGTTATAAATGAAGAAATAGCAATGGATTATTTAAAAGTACCAGATTATGGAGCAACAACTCGGGTAACTGTAAAAGGAACGCCATGATGTTATACATAAATGATATGCCGGTAGGATGTTTAAGTACTGTAAGCAGGTCAGAGCAGATTAGTTTTATTGGTACGTGCAAGACAACTGAGGATGGTGGACAAAAGCAATTAGGGAGGCTTTATACGTACTCAATTCCGATGGAAGGTGTTATGGTAACAGATAACACTATAATGTCGTGGAGCGGCTTAAAATCGCTTGAAAGGATAAAGATTAATTGGCAGATAATTGGCGATGATATTGAGGGCGAAAGCGGTGAGGGATTTATTGAGAATTTAGAGTTAATTGGTCAGGTATCTGATTTTATTACATTTACTGCAACTATAACAGGATATGACTGAATTAATGCTTTATATAAATGATTTGCCTGTCGGTTGCTTATTAAGCAATGGATTAAGCGAATCAATAAGTTTTATTAAGACTTGCAAAAGTACTGAAGAAATGGGGCAAAAACAGTTAGGTCAGTTGCATAGTTATTCTGTAAATTTTGAGGCGGTTTATGCAGTTGATCAGGCTATCATTGGATGGAATGATTTAAAAGATTTAGGCAGATCCAGACAGATGATGGACTGGTCTATGATCAATCTTGATACTAATGAGGGCGATGCCGGTGAAGGGTTTTTAGAGAATTTAGAGATCACAGGAACAACCGATGATTTTATTAAATTTGCAGGAACGATTACCGGTTATGGTGCGATAGTAGATGCAGGAGTTGAATACTTTGTTTGGGCGCAAAGTCCGGGTAATTTTGTTGATAACGGTGGTGATGAGTATGTATTTGTAAATTAAGATAACTATGCCAGTAATAAATGGAGTTTATACAAAAGATTTCCCAGCATTAGGCAGGGCGCCGATTGATACGGATATTATACCGATTGCGGAGGTTGCTAATCAGATAACCTATAAAACTACAATAGGAGCGATATTTAATGCAAAGGTATTTGGAACGACAGGCAGACTGTCAAAATTTACAACTGCCAATACTTTAGGCAATTCAATTCTTAACGAGATTGGAAACGCTATACACTTAACAAATGCAGGGAGTAGTTTTGCAAGTTTTGGGATAATCAATCCGGGAACGCCAGGAGATCCGGGAGTTGATAATGATGGTTATATTGGTTCGACTATTAATAATGACTTTACTATACGGGTTAATAACGTAGAGGCTGCGAGATTTGATACTGCTTATAGGTTTAAAATAACTACTATTCAAAACGCTACAACTGACACAGATAAGTTTTTAGTAAGTGACGGAGGAATAGTCAAATACAGAACAGGTACGGAATTAAGGTCTGATATAGGTGCAGGGGTTGGAAGTGTTACATCGGTGGCTTTAACAATGCCGGTAGCTTTCAGCGTTGCTAACAGCCCAATTACAAGTTCGGGAAGTTTAGATGTAACTGCGGTTGGTACTGCATCTCAATACATTCGAGGCGATGGTCAATTGGCTACATTGCCGACTGGTGGCGGTGGTGGTTCGGCAGTTAATTATTATCTTAACGGTTCGATTGCTGCAAGTGTAGCTACTTATAAGCAAATGTCTAATTCTGCCGTAATTGGTGGAGGTACGGACTTTAATTTAGTAGGTAATGGTTTAATATCTCAATTCTTAACGGATGTAGGTAATCCAAATAGGTTATTAATTCCGGGCGGTGCGTGGAACTTTGAAATGTTTTTTTCGGTTAGTTCGGCAGGTGGTAATCAGAAATTTTATATAGAATTATTAAAGTATAACGGCTCTACATTTACAAGTATTGCAAGTGGCTCGGCTAACCCGGAAGAAATAACGGGCGGAACGACTACCGATTTATATTTGACTTCTTTAGCAGTACCAGAAACTGTTTTATTGACAACTGACAGGTTAGCAGTCAGGGTTTATATCGTAGACAATTCGGGAGGTCGTACAGTTACATTACACACAGAAGACAATAACCTTTGCTTAGTAACTACAACCTTTGCAGGTGGTATATCGGCATTGAATGGATTAACTGCAAACACTCAATATTTTGCCGTAGGCACGAGTGGAACGGACTTTAATATTTCAAGTCTTACAGATACACATACTTTTAATTTACCTGATGCAAGTTTAACCAATAGGGGTGTAATTACGACCTCTGCCCAAACTATTACAGGAAGCAAAACTTTTGATTCTTCATTATACATAAAACAAAGAAATGCCTTTGTTGTGCCTCCTACTGGATATAGTTTTATTGGTTCAACTGCTTTAGGGTTTTGGTTTGCTAATAAATCAGCAACTGCTAATTATCAATCGGTTCAATTTGATTTGTCAGGTTTAACAGATGCAACTGTTAGAACATATATAATGCCTAATACAGATGGTACGTTAGCTTTAGTTGGCGGTGTTGGTGTAGGTACAGTTACAAGCGTTGCTGCTTTAACTTTAGGCACTTCTGGTACTGATTTATCAAGCACGGTAGCAAATGGCACTACAACGCCTGTAATTACGTTAAACGTGCCTAATGCAAGTGCAACTGCAAGGGGTGTTATATCTACTGGAACCCAAACTATTGCAGGTGCTAAGACGTTTAATACTAATATGATTGTTGAATTTGGTGCAAATACTGCATCTGCACTTCAAGTAACAAGCACAAATGCTGGAGGTAGAGGTCTTGCAGTGTTAGCTACAAGCACAGTTGAACCATTTGTAGTAACTCAATTAGGCACTGGGAAATTAGCAGTTTTTAATTCTTCAGCAGGTGAAAAATTTACAATAAATAATGATGGTAATTTATCAAACGGGACTTACACCTATACACTTCCAAGTGCAACAGGTACTTTAGCCTTAACGAGCAATATTACAAGTGCTATATCAGGAACAACAAACTACATTCCTAAATTTACAGGTGCTAATACGATAGGTAATAGCATAATTCAAGACGATGGCACAAACACAAGCATAGGCTATACAACGAATCCAAGTTTATACAAGTTGGATGTTAATGGTACGCTTAGAGTGGCAGGAGCAGCGACCTTTAGTTCGAGTGTAACGGCTGGGGCAACTATTAATTTACCAAATGCTTTTTTCCTAACAGGCAGAAATAATGCAAATACTTCAAATATTGGTTTAATAGGTAGAAATACAAGTGATAGAGTTATAATAGATGCGGATGGGTATGGCACTAATATAGGTGGTGGTGGTACAGTTTTAATTAATCCAACAGGCGGTAACGTAGGTATAGGAAATCTTGCAATTGCAGGGTATAAATTAGATGTTAGTGGGACTGGCAGATTTGTAGGAAATGTAACATTAGATAGCGACTTAAAATATAGTTCAAACGCAGGATTTGGAATAGTATCTCAAAACGGAACTAGATTAGTTACTATTCAAAATGGTGCATTTGGGGTTACAGGAGCAGCGACCTTTAGCTCGAGTGTAAGTGCTACTCAATTTTTAGCATCCAATAGTAGCTATGCAGCTTTAATAACATCAACTGGGACGACTGGCTTTGGATTAACAGCTGTTGGGTCTGCTGGTGGTGGCGCAAGAGATATTTTATTAGCAGGGCAAAATGGTTTTTCAAATGGTTTCACTGTTCAATATACGGGAACCGAAATGAAATATGGTTTTCAAAATGGTAACGTAGGTATAGGAACGACTACGCCAACAAATTTTAGCGGTTACACTACTTTAAGTATTGATAATACCTCAGGTTCATTTACTGAGTATAGACAAGGTGGTATTAATACCTTTAGAGTTGGGAGCAATGAAAGTTTAGGAGGTTTTTTATACACTCAGGGTTCAACTCCAATAAGATTTGGAACAATAGACATGGAACGTATGCGTATCACTTCAGGCGGTAACGTACTAATCGGAACAAGCACAGCTTCTGCCGCTGAAAAAGTAAATATTTCTTTTGATAGAACTACTAATCAAGGTCTTTGCTTTAATAATACTTCGGGTACAGCTCCATCAATCGCTTCATTTATTCAATTTCGTTATGCTGGTTCTGTTGTTGGTACAATAGAAAGTGATGGTACAACAACAACTTACAATGTTACATCTGATTATCGTCTAAAAGAAGATTTACAAGAAATAAAAGGATTAGAAAAAGTTAATGCTATAAAAGTATATGACTATAAATGGAAGTCTAATAATTCCAGAATGGATGGTGTTTTAGCTCATGAACTTGCTGAAATATTACCCTATGCAGTTAGTGGTGAAAAGGATGAAATTGATGAAAAAGGTAATGATAAAATGCAAAGTGTAGATTATTCAAAGTTAGTACCAATTTTAGTAAAAGCGATACAAGAATTAAACGAAAAAATCATCAAATTAGAAAACAAATAAATCATGAAACAAATTGAAAAAGTATCCATTTGGGATAACGGAACAAATCAGAATGCGGAGATATTAAACGCATACGTAACAAATTTAACTTTAAACGTATCTGCAACTTTTTACTACTCTTTATTGAGTGTTACAAAGCAAACATTATCAACTGGTAGTTTAACAATGTCAGGCGATGCCTATTCAGAATGGTCTAACAATGATGAATATGCTTGGGAATGGATAGCAGGTCAGTTAAATTTGGTGATTGTGTGGGATTGGGTTGAGTTAGTTGTAAAGGAAAACTTGACAAGTGAAGTAAATTCAATAGGTTCTAATTTAAACCAAATGTTAATAAAAGGTGCTTAAAATTCGAGTGCTTGATACTAACTAAAATTGTTAATCCTGAAACAGATACAAAAATTTAATATATTTGTTAAAAATAACTATATGAAAACCAAAGAAGTAGAACAAACAGAACCGCAAAAGTTAAAAGTTGAATTGTTAGTCCATGAGTGGGAGGCAGTTTTATCAGTAATTGAAAACAGTACATCTGCGCATATTCAGGTTAAATCAGTTGCAGCGGAATTAGTTAAACAATTACAACCGCAAATAAAAGATGACAAATAACAATGCTGATGTAGCTACAATAGTAAGCGTATCAGGTGCAATGGTATCTATGGCTGATGTCCAGCCTATTGTGACTATGATAGCATCTTTAGTAGCTATAATTAGCGGAATATTTGCTATCAGGTATTATCTACATGCAACTGCAAAACTAAAAAAATAATTTTACAATTAAAATAACATTATGAAAGTAGGACTTAAACATTATTATGCTCCAACACCTGTTAAAATTAGAAAAATAGCAGATGGATTGACTGCAATATCAGTTGCAGCAGGTAGCTTGGCTTTTGCTCAGGATAATAAAACAGTATCTGTTATTATATTAGTCACTTCTATTTTAGGTAAGCTATTGTCTAACCTGTTTGCGCATAAGTGAAATTATCAGAGCATTTAGATTTATCTGAAATTATCAGGTCTGAATCTGCCAAACGTAACGGGATTTCAAATATGCCAACTCCAGAGCATATTGAAAACTTAAAAGCATTAGCTGAAAAGATATTTGAGCCTATACGGAATCATTTTAAAGTTCCTATCAGAGTGTCATCTGGTTACCGTAGTAAAGAGTTAAACGCAAAGGTTGGCGGGAGTAAAACATCTGATCATTGTTTTGGATATGCAATTGATTTGGATGCTGATGGCACATCAATTACTAACAATGAAATATTCTATTTTATTAAAGATAATTTAAATTTTAAACAATTGATTTTTGAATTTCCTGTAAATGGTCAAGCAAGCTGGGTTCATGTATCTTATGATCATAAGAATTTAAAAAATGAAACTTTGGTTGCTAAAAAACTTTATGGTAAAACTGTTTATATAAATTATAAAACTGATGCAGATTTAATATAAATTATATGGAATGGAGAAATATAAAGGGATATGATAGCTTATACCAAGTAAATAAATTGGGATTTGTTAAATCATTAGAGCATATTAATAATAGAGGGATTAAAAGAAAAGAATGTATTTTATCTATAAGATTAACAGATAGGGGTTATAATAGAGTAGTTCTTTATAATAATGGTATATCTAAATCTTATATGGTTCATAGATTAGTTGCAGAATTATTTATAAATAATCCTAATAATAAACCTCAAGTTAATCATATTAATGGCATTAAGTTAGATAACAGGGTTGAAAACTTAGAATGGGTTACAATTTCAGAAAATCAAAAACATGCTTTTAGAATAGGATTAAACAAAATATCCTGTGAGAGAGATAGTAAAGGTAAATTTGTTAAAAAATTAAACGGGCAAACAAAGTACTTTACTTATGCGTAAAAATGAAATTATCAGGGAATATTTAAAACGGTTTCCTGATCATGCCGATTTAACGATGGCTAAAAAGATATTTATTGATCATCCTTTAGTTTGGAAAAGCGTAGAAACTGTAAGGAGTGCTATTAGAGGCATTAAAGGTAAAAAACCTCCATCTTATGGGCATGGAGAATATTTAGACAAATCTCTTTATGTTGAAAAGACTTTTAACTATAATCCGTATAAACTGCCTGATTCTGAGGAAAAAATAAGAGAACCTTATGTTATACCGGTAGCAAATAATAATATTCTTTTAATTTCTGATTTGCATATACCTTACCATAACATTCAGGCTATTACATTGGCTTTAGATTATGGCAAAGAACAAAAAGTAAATACTATCATTATAAACGGAGACTTGATGGACTTTTATCAAATGTCAAGATTTGAAAAGGATCCACGCAAAAGGAGTATCAAATTCGAGTTCGATTCGACAAAGGCATTTTTAGTCATTCTAAGACAGGCTTTTCCTGATGCTCAGATATATTGGTTAAAAGGTAATCATGATGTTAGGTATGAGCATTGGCTTATGTCTAAGGCTCCGGAAGTGTTTGATGATCCATATTATCAATTAGAAGAAAGATTAAGGCTTAATGAGGAGAAAATCCATCTTATAGGGGATAAAACATTGGTAAAGGCTGGAAAACTCCACATCCATCATGGGCATTTATTTTTTCGTGGTTTTATGGCGCCTGTTAATTCTGCCAGAGGGTTATATTTAAAAACTAAGCAATCAACTATCTGCGGCCATGTACATAAAATTAGTGAGCATACTGAGACTAATTTAGAGGCTGAGATGACTACAACATGGACAACCGGGTGCCTTTGTGAACTTTCGCCAGACTATGCACCATTTGCAAATAACTACTCTCATGGCTTTGCGCATATCAGGGTCGATGCAGATAGGACTTATTCAGTTAAAAATTTTCGGATTTATAATGGCAAGATATTATAAAAATAATCATATATTTGTAGAATGTATAGAGAACAATTAGAAAATCTAAAGATAAACGAGGTTATGAACGTATTTGCTAATGCTCAGGTATGGCGAAATAATGCCTCCAGGTTGCATAAAGAATCAGGAAAAGTATTTCATATAAAGAATATGATAGAGTACACAATGATTATTAGGCTATTTTAAAAAATATATTTTTTATTTTGTTTGGTTATTAAAATAACTTTTATATATTTGTATCAGCAATTCAATACAGGGTTGCTAAAAACTTGCAAATCATGAAAACTTTAAACGACTTTATTAATCTAAAAGGAAATAGAGAAGATTCTTTTAAATACGCATTTGGATTCAAGGGAGGCAAAAAATCTTGCTACACCAAAGGATGTGAAATATTTACCAATATGTCATTAAACCTTAATGGAGTAGATATTTCAAGTGCTTTAATTTTAGATAAAATACACAATAGAGAAATATAACATTCCTGTTCCTGCAAGTCAGGACTCTGCCGCCCCATAGCTCACAAGGCATGGGGATTTGGCAGTACCGGGATGTTCCGGATTAAAACTTGCAATATGGAAATTATTATCTTTTTTATTATTATGGCGGCGGTTCTAATTGGATTAGCTGGATTATGTGATTACTTAACCAAAAAAATATAAGTCATGGACAGAATGATAAGCAATGCACCATTTGCTAACATGGTGATGAGGTATGATAGGAATGAGATTAACAGTCCTATCATACAAATTTGCAGCAGTTGCGATGGCTGGGGTAAGCAGTTTTATTCTAACTGTTGCGGAGAAAAGATAGTGAATAAAAAGTGTAGCGATTGCGGTGATGATTGCCGGGAATTGTGGGATATATGCGAACAATGTAACGGAGATGGGGAGGTTGAATTATGAGCTTGTTAAAAAGATTAAGCGTAATCCATTTGCAGATGCTTGATAAAATCGAAATTGAATATCCTTATTCAGTTAAAAATTTAAGGTCTGAATTATCAGAGGTTAATCATTGGTGCGATCTAAAATATAGTACTATTTTAAATTTGGCTATTTATTTAGAGACTAATGATTATACGCCAACCGGCATTGATAAATTATTTACCGATGATAGCAATTAGGAGAACTGTTTATCCGGATGGTCGGGTTCAGGAATATAAAAATGGGGCGGTCATTAAAATAAATTCTGCGCCGAATACAAAAGAGTTTAATAAATGGATTAACTTTATTCATAAAAAACGATGAAAGCTATTAAACAACTATTTAAGGATTACGGATTGGATTGTGATTTGGATGTTAATAATCATTTGATGTTTTATAATCAGGATGATGATATTATTCACATTGAGCATTCAGGTGAGTTAATGATTGAGGATTATTTGGATGGAACTATCACAGGATCCAAAGATAATGTACAGACATTGGATGGCAGAGATACAGTAACTATTTTATTTGATGGGGATTATGCACTGGCTTTAGAAACCATTATTGATTTTGAAAGAGAATCAGAGTAACCTTGTTATCTTCATTATGGTATTATGGGCTTTAATTTTATTAATAATTACACTCATTTATCATTTTAATTAGATTATTTTTATAATTTTATATTATTAACCAAAAAAAAATGGAAAAATCAGAAACAATTACAAGCCTTGCAAAAGCATTAATTGACTTTAATGGCAGGGTATCAAAGATTTCAAAGGATGCTAAAAATCCTTTCTTTAAATCTAATTATGCATCCTTATCTAATATTCAGGATGCAATCAGCAAACCATTATCAGAATCGGGTTTGGTTTATTCTCAAATGCCTACTGGTGTAAATGGGTTATGTACTATTTTAATTCATGCTGAATCAGGCGAATATTTAATGGATTCGTACACAATGCCGGTATCAAAACAAAACGATCCACAGGCGGTTGGTTCTGCAATTACCTACGCTAAGCGTTATGCATTAGCAGGGATATTGGGATTAAATATTGATGATGATGATGATGGCAATAAAGCTGCTGAAAAGCCTGTGGCATTGCCTGTATTAAGTCCAGGTACTGAGAAATGGGCAAAGGTATTGGAAGCCTTAAAGCAGGGTTATACAATGGCTCAGATTAAGACCAAAAATCAGATTAGTAAAGAGAATGAAATAATATTGTTAAACGAATTAGAACAAGCATAATGATAACATCAAAAGACTTATTTTTTGACATGAGGTCAGAAGAAATTGAAAGAATGTATGCGCCTGATTTCACAAAGAAACAAGCCGAGCAGACAGGCATAGATTTGATTGATAAAATGTTTAAAGATGGCAATCAAACACCTATTCAATTCTATTCTAACATAGCTAGATTAAAGGCCGTAATAGATTCGGCTGATAAGGCGTTTAGGGATCGTTTAGAGTTGTTAAAACCTGATAGTTATAATGGTGTAACTTTTACGCCAAAGAATGGAGCAGAAAGCCTTAATTATGCAGAGGATTTAGTTTATGCAAATTTAGAGCATAGATTAAAACAAAGGGCAGAACTTTTAAAATATGCGGTCAAATCTGATGAACCAATTTATGATTCAGAGGGTTGCGAAGTGCCAAAGGTTAGTAAGAAATATAATAAGTCATCAATAATAATAACTTTTTAATCATGGAATTACCAAAATCATTTGACATGACTTCATGCGGTAAAATAGTTGAACATAAGGAATATGGCGAAAAGGGTTATATTGAAAATGAATGTTACGAGTTGCAACTTTCAATATCCCATGAAGGTAATTTAGTTATTCAATATTATAGCGATGATGATAATTATTTAAGCATATCTGATTTTATTAAATTATTAAAGAAATACAATAAATGAAAAGGTATCTAAAAACGAAAAATAAAAAGCTCATTGCTAAAGCGTTGGAAATGTTGGTCGGGCAAAATATGTCACCGGCAGAAGTTAGCAGGGAATTAAAAAAATGTATGCCAGCGGTCTGCGGTTGGATGACTAACTACTGGTTTTATAAGAAACCAAAAAACCCGATTGTTTTAATCTTAAAATCAAACGTATGAACTACAAAATTAACCAGGTTGAAGCATTTTTAATGACAGGTCAACCATTAACAGTATTGGATTGTTTTAACTTATTTAAGACCTTTGAGTTACGTAAAATAGTTTGCGTATTAAAAACTAAAGGATTAAAGATTGGAAGTGAATGGCAGACTAATTATCAAACTAAATCAAGATTTAAAAAATATTATTTAATTAATTAATTTTTATATATTTGTAATGGTAGCTGACATCGACAATAAGCTATTAGAAAACATTTAAACCCATAGGGTGGATTGGAGTCGATGCCATGAAACCTTATGGGTTTTTTAATTTTAATCAAATGGGAAAAGATACATTTTATTTTAGCCATGATTACAATGCCAGAAATGATGAAAAGATTAAGGAATTAATTTTTAAGCATGGTATGACAGGATATGGTATTTATTGGTCTGTAATTGAAGACCTTTACCAAAATTCGAACGTATTACGTGGTAATTTTGCACGTATTTCATTAGAATTGCAAGTAGATAGAAACATTGTAATAAGTGTAATATGTGACTTTGATTTATTTGTTTTTAATGGTAATAATTTTAGCAGTTTATCAGTACAAAAAAGATTAGATGAACGTACAAACAAATCAGAAAAAGCACGTTTAAGCGTAAATAAAAGATGGTCTGATACGAACGTATTACTAACAAAATACGATAGTAATACTATAAAGGAAAGTAAAGTAAAGGAAAAGAAGGTAATATATACACATCCATTAGTTGATGAAGTAATTTTTTATTTCGCTGATAATGGATACACAAAAGAATCAGCAGTAAAAGCATTTAATTATTATCAGGAAAATGATTGGAAGGATTCGAGAAACAATCAAGTTAAGAATTGGAAACAAAAGATGCAGGGGGTCTGGTTTAAAGATGAAAACAAAATTAAAAACGAACAACTACCTGCTCACTTAACCAGAGTATTAAATTGATACGAAAATTTAAAGATATCGCAGATAGTTTAGAACTGATGCGAAATACAGGGAATCCTTTGGGTGATCTTACAGGCTTTTACGGACTGGATATGTTATACACAATTAAACAGGGATCATTTACATTTATTTTAGCTGCTCCACATCATGGAAAATCTGAATTTGCTTTTGAGTTAGCATTTAACCAGGCTTACAAGTATGGTAAAAAATCATTAATTTATTCACCGGAAACGGGAAGTGTAGAAGATATTTACGCCGAGTTTATTCATAAATATACAGGTAAACCATTTTACAAATCTATTCCCGGCGCAGTAGAAGATAAAGAATATCACCAGGCTATTAATTACATAGATGAAATGTTTAACGTAGTGGATTCTGACGATAAAAGTTATACAATACCTGAGATTATGAAGCTAGTAACGGATGAAAAGATAATTATAACTGATCCTTATAACGAGTTAAAACATGAAATGTCAAATTATAATGGGCGCCAGGATTTATATATTGAGGATATAATTGGTGAGGTCAGGCGATATTGCAAGAAATATAAAAAACATTGGATTATAACTTTACACCCAGCGGCTCAGCAACCTCAAAAAGATGATAGGGGCAATACGTATTACGGAATGCCAATGGCAAGGGAAGCAGCAGGAGGTCAGGCACTATTGCGTAAAGCGATGACATGGATTAATATGTGGAGACCTCCGCATGGAATGAATGATCAGAATGGGCAACCTTATCCGGATAACATTGTATTAATAAAAGTAGAAAAGGCAAAGCCTAAAGGCGTGGCTATGAGAGGCGAAATGGTTTTACAGTTTGATTGGAAGAAAAACAGATATTTTGAATTTCCTAAACTTTATGCATTTGAACATGAAAAAAAAACTAATCCTTTTTAATTATGAAAAGTAATTTACAATTAGAATTAGAAGCTGAGGCATTCGCTTTATACTTCCAAGACAAAATAAAGAGTTCTGAAGCATTATTAACTATGGCTGGTATAATCTGTCACCTTGATGGTGAAGTGTTCTCATATCGCATTAAAAATGGCTTAAATGACAAAATTCAGGAGGTTATAGATAGGAATGAAAAATTAAAACAGATTTATGACCATTTTTATATGTTATCAGAGCAAGTTGAACAAATGAAAATGATAGTCCGGAAAAACAATGCAAGAATGTTACAAATTGAATTAGAAAACGAAAAGGTAACCAAATTATTAACCAATTATCAATCATGGGAATAAATGTATTAAGTCTGTTTGATGGCATGAGTTGCGGTCGACAAGCATTAGAACGTGCAGGAATAGAAATAGATAATTACTTTGCATCTGAAATTGATAAATATGCTATGCAGGTTACAATGGCTAATTATCCAGATACTAAACAATTAGGAAGCGTTGTAAATGTAAATGGCTCTGATTTGCCTAAAATAGATTTATTGATAGGTGGTTCACCTTGTCAGTCATTTAGCTTTGCAGGAAAACGTAAAGGAATGGCAACTAAATGCGAAACAGAGATTTTAACATTAAACCACTATCTGGAGTTAAAAGCAGATGGCTATGAGTTTGAGGGTCAATCATATTTGTTTTGGGAGTTTATGAGGTTGCTTAATGAATGTAAGCCTAAATACTTTTTATTAGAAAATGTAGAAATGGGCGAAAAATGGGAAAAGGTATTAAGCAAAGCAATTGGTGTAAATGGCATTCATATTAACTCTGCATTGCTATCTGCTCAGAATAGAAAACGTATCTACTAGACTAATATTGGAATGCAACCAGGTGGATTGTTTGGTGATTTAGTTTCTATGATTGAGCAACCAAAGGATAAAGGTATTTTATTAAAGGATGTTTTGGAAAGTGAGGTAAATGATAAATATTATCTGAGTGAAAAATTAATAGCAGCGTTTCAAAGGCATAAACAAAGACATGATGATAAAGGCACAGGATTTGGATTTAATCCTAAAAATGAATTTGATAAAGGTAATAGTTTAAGAGCAAATGCAGCTTTATGCCCAACTGATAATATGTTAATTGTACACAATACAATGCCACGTTCAGGTGATCCTAAAAAAGGAGGTACAGGACATTTAACTCGTAACGATGGCAAAACATATTGCTTAGATACCGGCAACACAAATGCGGTTGAAATAATAGTAGGGGATTTTAGACATGATGAGGGTTTTAGATGGAGAGATAATGGTAAATTAAGTACGTTATGCACAAAAGGCGATGCATTACTTTTAAAAAACACATCAATCCGCCGCCTAACACCTTTAGAATGTGAAAGACTACAAACAGTAGCAGATAACTACACAAACCATGTAAGCGATTCGCAGAGATATAAGATGCTCGGGAATGGTTGGACAGTAGATGTAATTTCACACATATTTAAATATTTATGACAATAGCAGAAAAAAGCATGGCAATGAGTTACATACTTAGCCAACTATTAACAGAGAATTTAGAGGTTGTTTGCCTGGAGGTAAAAGGAAAACCAGAATACGGGAAGTTTAATGATAAGCTAATGAAGTTAAAAGGCGCATCAAAGAACGCATTTAGAATATTAGAAAAGAATACCGATAGATTGGATGAGTTAAAAGACCATATCGAGCAGGTATTATATCAACTTTGGGATTAAATTAAACTCAAATATTAAAGACAACTAAAAGAAATGAAAGCAGAAATAATAGTAAAGCTAATCGAAAGAGAATTAAATCCTGATTTAAAAGAAGCACAATGAAAGACTTAACAGCAAAAGAAAAAGCAAAAGAATTAGTAGATAAATGTGATGAAACTTTAGAATTCTCTACACCTAAAAGATTTGCTAAACAATGTGCATTGATAGCAGTACAAAATATAATTAGTGCTAACCCACACTCAAATCCGTTAAATACAGATACATATTCTACCATGAAATGGTGGCAAGACGTTAAATCCGAAATAGAAAAGCTATGAATAAATACAAAAATATCAAAACAGTAATAAACGGAATTTCCTTTGATAGTAAAAAGGAAGCCGGATATTATGGCATTCTCAGGCTAAAGGAAAAAGCTAAAATCATAGATCGATTTGAGATGCAGGTTAGATACGATCTAATTGTAAATGGCGTTAAAATAGGTTTTTATAAGGCTGATTTTGTTACTTATAAAGATGGTCATATTTTGGAGGTTATTGATGTAAAGTCTGAGATGACAAAGAAATTGCCTGTTTATAGGTTAAAGAAAAAAATGATTAAGGCGATTTATGGATTTGATATTGTTGAAATTTAATACCTTTGAATAAATTACAGGCAAGGAGCAGGCAGCAAAAATCAATTAGCAGGCATAAAAATATGAAAGTAAAACCA